ACAATCTGAAATGCGTCATTTTGAAACGCATTGACTTGAAAAGCTGTTTGAAACATTAGAGAACTACCCAGCGACTTCCGCTAGAAACTGTGACAGTTTGCCCAGAATTTACAGTTACAGGCCCTGCTGACATAGCATTATCAGTTGAAGGAATGGTATAGCTTGCAGAAATAGTTTTGCTATTTGTAACGATACCATTGCTTGCTCTTTGAATTGGCGCAGTTTGTGTTGTGCCATCAAAAGTAAAACTAGACGATTGATTAGGTGTGGTTGTTCCTTGACCATAAGGTACATAGGTTGATGTATAGGTTACGGCTGGGGCTTTACCGTTAAAAGTAGACCAATCGGCAGAACTTAATGCACCACGATTTGTAGCTGAAGCAGTTGGTACTTGTAGCGTGATTACAGGGGTTGTAGTGCCTGTAGCGACTGTACTTGATAAGTCAGTACCAGTTGTTCCTAAAGTCAATGCAGCTACGCTTGTAACAGTTCCATTGGTATTAGACTTGTTATTAAAAGTAGTCCAATCGGTGCTTGTTAAATAGCCGTTTACGCTACTTGTGGCGGCTGGCATTGAAATAGCAGGGGTATTTCCACCACTAGAAACTACAGGACTTGTACCAGTTACGCTAGTGACTGTGCCTACTGAAATAGAGCCGCCAAGACTTGTGCTTGTACCGTTAATGGTGATTGCACTATTTGTTAGGCTTGAATTGCCAATATTTGACAGCGTATTACTTGCGCCTGAAATAGTCTTATTAGTCAGGGTTTGGCTACCAGTTAGCGTTGCAACGGTTGAATCAATCGCAATCGTGCCTGACGATGTAATCGTACCGCCTGACAAACCAGTTCCAGCCGTAATGCTAGTTACCGTACCACCGCTAGATGGAGCAGTATTGGTAATTGTAAAGTTAGGATATGTACCGCTAGTAGATATTCCTGTGCCAGCAGTTAATGAAACAGTTTGGTCAGGGGCTGTATTGGTTACAGTTACTGCGCCAGTTGATGCGCTAACGCTAATGCCTGTGCTTGCGGCCAATGAATTAACCACATTGGTAAGACTTGCACCTGAACCTACAAAGCTAGTAGCTGTAATAGTTGTGCCAGTAATGGCTTTTGGCGTTGTTGCACCAATGGTCATGTTGTCCATTGTTCCTACATAAGTAGGATTTATTTGGATTGAATTAACACCAGTAGGATTTATATGGACATGACCTGTACCTGTAGGGCTAATGTCTATTTGTGCGTTTGTACCATTCATGTTGGTAGAAACATTGATTGAAGCATTATCGCCACCACCTGCACCAACACTAATTTGAGTTGTTCCTGCGGAGTTTTTAAGGGATAAACCACCTGAATTTGATGCTTGTACTATAGGTGTAGTAAGGCTTGTAGAAGCGTTTAAAGTTGTAAATTTACCTGTGCTTGTAGTTGTAGCTCCAATAGTTGTGCCGTCAATAGCACCACCTGTAATAGCTACAGAATTAGCGTTTTGCGTAGACATAGTGCCAAAGCCACTAATGTCAGTATTTGTAAGAACTACTGTTCCTGTGTAGCCATTTACGCTGGTTACAGCATCGGTATTGTCAACTTTTTGCCATACAGAACCGTTAAATACTGCCCAATCACCTATTACCCAATCGGTAATGCCGTTCAGATTTGTTGAACCAGCCACATTGACTACATAGTAATAACCCTTAGTTCCTGTTGAACTTGTAAGAGTAGGCGTATTAGTAGATGCGTTCCATGTTCCTTGATAGCTCAATGCTCCTAAGACTGCGGCAGGTAACTGACTAACAGGGACTGTTCCGCTACCGTCTAGACTTGCTACTCCATTAGCTACGCCTTTTGTTGCAGTTGCAACATAATCGCTAATCGTAACGCCAGACATTGAGCCGCCAGTTACAACAATGTTATTACTGTTTTGCGTGGACATTGTTCCAAGACCAGTTACATCAGTACTTGGTACAGTTGCGCTGGCAGTCATTGTTGCTGTGCCATTGCCCTTAACATAACCAGTTAAGGTTGATGCGCCAGTACCGCCATTGGCTACAGGAATAGTACCTGTCAATACATGGTCATCATTCCAATCACTAGGGCGTACTACACTTGTGTCTGTACCGTCAGGTATCGTTGAAACCTTACTATGCTTGACTGTAATAGCCATTATTGAACTCCGATGATTTTGCCGTCAGCACCTCTAACAACAGTCTTAGGTCTGCTATGTTGAGCATTAATTGTATCTACTAAAGCACTAATTGCTTGTGCCATTTGAGCATTTCCGCTACCAATAGCGTCTGCAATAGGTTGCATTGGTGATTCCATAGACTTAGCCATGTCTTGTTCAGTCATATAAGCCATAGTTCCGTCAGACTCATCTGAACCTATGCGTGCTACTTCAATCTTTGCGCCATTATTAATGTGAGCTAGTAAGACTTGCGTGTTTCTTTCAGTCATCATCTTCATTTGAGAAACTTTAATTTCCATTTCTCTATCCATCTGATTGCGTTGCTCTTCAAGTTGGAATTTAAGCTGGTTTTCTTGCGCCTGGTATTCTTGTTTAGCCTTTTCAAGCTGCATTTGCATCTGCATCTTAGCTTGTTCAAGCTGCATATTCGCCTGCATTTTTGCCTGCTCCATTTGACCTTGCATTTGAAGTTTTTGTATCTCTGGTGGCGGTGGTTTTGGCTGACCTTGCATCTGTTGTGCTTTAGTACGCATTTCATCAGCAGTTTGGTCAATAATTCCTTCCAACTGCTTGCCTGCTTTGAACGCTGTTACGCCAAACTTAAGCATTTCCATCGCCATAGGAGCTAATTCAGGCTGTGCTTGAATCATAGGGACTGCTTGTTGCATAAATCCACTCATTGCTTGCAAGAATTGCATCCTATCAGCTTTTTCTTGCTGCTCATCTTGGTAAATCATTGAGTCAGAAGTGACTTCTATGCGGAAATTCTTAGAAGCCTCATCACGCAATAACGCTAAAGCCTGTGGAATGTACTGTTGGTCTTGCGGACTTAGTTGCATTGCACCAGAAATCTTCACTAAGGTGTCATCGGTGAAATGATTGCAAATAATCTGCGCTTTTATGGACAACAAGCTAGTGGCAAAGTCTACTACTGCGTGTTGCATTGTCTTTAAGCGACCAGCAGCGTTATTAGACTTAATAATTTGTGCGCCAAGAGTTTCATTAGGGTCTGTTTGACCTCTTTGAATGTCAGCAATACCCATTAATTCATAGATTTGACCCTTAACTTGCTCCATTGCTTGATAGCAAGATTGCAAAGCGCTTGCAAAAGGAGTTATATCGACTAAATCAATAGCCCCTTTCATGCCTTGTTTTTCAGCAAAAGCCATCCAGTTACTTACTGGAATCATGGTGTTGTTTTCGCCTTCAGAGAACAGTCGTTGTAGTTCGCTGGCTGATGCATCGTAAACGCCTCGCACCTTCAAAGCGTTAATAAGTCCGTCAATGCGGTCACAAAGAGCGTCTAATTCTCTTGCCTGGTCTTGGTAAATGACGAAGTCAGGAATTGGCTCAAGGCTATCAGTTGTAAGGGTGCTGTATAAGGGTTTAGGACAAGGCCAAAAGTTCTCCAAGCCCAATGGGTCATCACGCTCATCCAATATCTTTCCGAGTGACTTAGAAATCCACAGTACTTTTCCTGTTTCTTTGTCCCATATTTCATATATCAGCGCCTCATATACTCCGTCATCAGACTTGTATGACTGTTTTAAATCTTCAGGCTTAGTGTCAAGTGGAATCTTGTAGCCTAATTCTTCGCCAAAACGCTCACAAAGAGCAGGTCTAGACATATAGACTCTGCGCCATACTGCGGTGACTTCTTCCCATGTGCGAGCAATCGTATGACCAAAGTCTTTCCAATGGACATAATCTACAGGGCAGCACTCATATTCAATTCGTTCAGGATTTTCATTGACCATGCCTTCCATTGTTTCGGCTTCGTCTGAATCTTCAGTAACTTCAAGGCCATCTTCAGGTATGTCGCTAGAATTCTCATCTGCTTCACCTACAATGTGTGGCTCATAACGAACCCAACTAACGCCACGACCACCTAATAAGCGGTCTAAAACGCTGTTATTCATAGCTGACTTATAGTCGCCATAGTGTTCAATTTCAAACTCTAAGGCACGCTCAAGCATCATTGAGGCTACTCTACCTATAGGGTCATTGTCCCTAAATCTACGGCTTACATCAGGTCTTGGAAGTCTTGCAAATATAGCTGGCTGAATGGTTTGGACATTTGACCAAAGTATGTTGAACCGAGCATTAGGATTGCGGTCATAGCGACTATCGTCTTTATACTTTTTTACTATCCTATCAACTCTGGCTTCCCAACGCTTATATGAGCGTTCATAGCCCATGATTGTTTTATACCAATCCTCATAAGTGTGATTGACTGTAGCTTTATCGTTTGCCATAAGTTGCCCTAATGTTGAAATATTTGGCGAAATGTTAGGTTATTTTACTCTTTTCTTAAATTCTTTTATTGATTACTGTCTTAGTTTCTTTCCATAAGTCATTAAGACTGACATCAGTTTGACCTACAAACACGCCTCTAATAGGGTCGTCTTTAGTAATAATCTGCGCTTCATCTTTCCAAGTAAGTGCTAGATAACGAAAAGCATCAGCACCATGAGAAGTCCAATCATGGCGAGGCTTGTCCCTGAATACCTTTTTATCTTCATCATATTCTCGCTGATATTGTCTAAGACATTCAATGCCATCTGCACATTTATGGTCAAACCAAGTGCGTGTTAGGGCTAATCGGCTTGCTTGAATTCCGTCTTGCAGTTTAAGGTTAGGGGCTATCTTGATTGTCTTTAAGGGTATCTTATCGCCTAGTTGTTCGATAACGGAGCGATTGGAAGCAAGGGTCTTTGCTCTAGCGTCATGAGGCAGCCAATGTGTTCCATACACATAACCTCGCTCCTTTTCTCTAGATTGCAATAATCCAGCGTAAAAAGCGACAGGCTGACCATTGCTCGAGTGATAGTCTAAGCAGCGTATTTCACCATGTACCACCTGAAACCACCAAATTGCCGTATCGTCTGAATAACCCAAATCGAAGGCTGTATGGACAGGGAACATAGGGTCATACTCTACTTCCCTTATCCTTCCATCATCGGTAAGTTGGCGCATCTCTTTACCAAAGTACGCTCCTAGAATAGCGCTCTCGAAGTCACACTCAAACTCCTGTAAGTATTGGTCTTCGGTCATTGTCTTGGCAGCGTCTTCTAATTCTGCCTGCGGAAGTAGCTTAGTCTGACTAGCTCTTAAGACTTTGACATACCAGGATGGGTCTTGAGTAGCATTGTTATAGACTTCCCAAAAGGCATTATGACCTTTAGGAGTACCAATAAAGGTAGCCCAACCGCCTCTATCTGTTAGTAATGGGCGAATGACACTTCCAAAGATACTGGGTTTCATGTCCGCATATTCATCTAAGACCACTCCATCAAGGTAAAGGCCTCGCAAGGTATCAGGGTTATCCGCACCGAATAGACGGATTCTCGCCCCATTGACTAGCTCTACCCATAATTCACTCTGGTTTGCTTTAGCCATTACAGGTCTGGAGTAGCTTAGCAAGTAGTCAAAGGCGATTTGTTTAGCCATTGACATATAAGGAGCGACATAGGCATAGCGCCCGTTTTCCTTGCCATCCATTAAAGCCCTGTATATAAGGTCATTTATACAGAGGACAGTCTTACCGCATCGCCTATGAGCTACTATGACACTCCAGCGCTCCGTTCTATCGTGGAAGTCCTCAAAGACTTTGCGAGGACAATAGTCCATTTCTACATTTAATACCCCTTCTTCGCTCATTCGGGGCGCTTCCAGGAAATAACCATTCTTTGAGGAGCTGCTTCATCGCCTACTACTTCTTGCCTTGCCAGCTTGGGTAAGTGGTACTCCATGACTGCTTGAAGCATAAGAAAGGCTTTCTCTGGATTGGGCTGCACTAACCATATGGTATTGCCGTCCTTATCGTATTTGATACACCCTTCTTTATCTGTCTTAGGCACTCCATGGGCTACATCTTCTAACCATGTCTGCATCCTAGGGCTATTCTTATCTACAAACTTAGCTATGGCCTCCCTGGCTATATTAGTGACTTTATTAGGTGTTCCAGGCGGTCTACCCTTGCCAGCATGGGTCAATCCAGGGTATTTCTTAGGGGTTTTAACTGCTGAGCCATCTTCATTGATGGTCATTTCTTTATAACTTTTTGTCATAGGTTTGGAGTTTTCCATACTAAAACAGCATTAAATTGTATTCAATAATTATAAGTCATTGATTTCTATAGGCGCACTATAGCATAAATACAACAATATCAAATATATTTACAAACATAGGGTATATACCTATATTCATAGTGTAGTGATACGCTACAATTCATTCATGCAGTACACATCAACGCAATAAAAGGGGAATCAAATGGAAATTACTTCAAACTTATGCAGTAACGCAACACGCAAGATTGGTTTACTAATTACCAAGGCTTCAGACTTAGGTATGGATATAAGCGGTTATGGTGAGGCCTCAGAGAATACTTCTAGTGGCAATGTCTATCTGTGGTTAGAAGATTACCCATTCACACTCTATATTGGTTTAGGTTCAGACACTATCTATGCTCTATGGTCTAGCCCTATAGATGGTGAAGAGTTAGAGGAAGAGGTAGGCTCTATGTCCTTATATGATTTAGAGGCTTGGGCTTATAAGTTAGAGAATGAAGCTCAAGGGGTTCAATAATGAAGAATTATCAAGCGGTTTTGTTTTCTGTTTTACTTGGCGCAATTTTTTACTTTATTTGGTATTTAACCGCCATCCATTACATTTAAACGCATTACAAGGGCTATTTTAGCTATTTAAGGGGATATTATGGATAAGTACGCATTAACACAAACACGCTGCCCATCATGCGACAAGCGTGAAATGACTGAGTTCAGTCGTTATGAGAATGTTTGCACCTGTGCAGACTGTGGATTTAAGCTGTTTGATTGCTTTACAGCCGAAGAAATGAAGCAAAACAACCTTATTGATTCAATTTACGAAACGCTTTGGGCGATTGAAAAAGACTTAGACCCATATGCCAGGGGTGACTCTATGAATTACACAGGGTATCTAGCAGAAAACGCAGCAGAATTAAAACAACTTGTTTCTAAACTTTTAGGGGAATAACCATGACTACAAAGAAAACAGCAGTAAAGTTACCAGCTAAGAAAGTAACACCAGCCGAGCAAATAGCAAAGCTGGAGATGAATAACGCCATACTGGAGCAAGCTATTTACATGGCCTATGATGACTATGACGAGATGTTCTCAGTTTTGAAATACATCATAGATGATATGGATAAAAAGCCTATCAATGAATATCAAATAAGAAACGCTCTCAAAGCTGTCCGTACTCTTATGATTCATAACCAATACACAATGATGGACTGCGCTGGATTAGAGTACTAATCTTTTATAACTTATAGGGGCTTCGTGCCCCTTTTCTTTTGGCGGTAATTTATGGAATATAACCTTCTACAATGGAGGATAGGGCTAGGGCTTACACAATCGAGCGCTGCAAGGCTTTTGGGAGTGCATAGGGTTACATACACAAGATGGGAAACAAAGGCGCAGAAGCCTCCTAATCATATCGGCATGGCCTGCCTATCTCTCAAACAAATGATGCAAACCTCAAATTGACAGTTTTTTTTGGTGGAGCTTTAGAATTTAAGAAAAATCAACTTAAATTGACAGTTTTTTTTGACTGAGTTTTAAAAGTTCAAATCTTGTTTAACCAACAATATCTGGGTCATGGTACTTGTTCATAGCCTTGGACAATGCTTCTTTACGCTTCATTCTTTCGTTAGCTTTCTTATTCAGAATTCCACAGTCCTCTAGCTCTAATGGAGGATTGTGCTCCTGGCGTTTCTTTTGCTGTTTCTCTAGCGTAGACTCTTTATGAGGTCTAAGCATTGCGTTTTCTGGCGGATAGCTTCTTGTCATGTGTTTCATTACATATCCTTCATTTTCTTGGTAATGACTTCTTTTCTTGTAGGCTTTGCAGTCTTAGCTGATTCTTTAAAATCTGCGGCACTTGGCGCACCTTTGCTACCAGCTTTACGCATCTTTTCGCCAGAGCCATGCTTGATGCGCTCTTGTTTTGCGTGGATATTGGCGTACAAACCAGGTTTCATTTGGTTTCTATGTACTTAGCGTAAGCATCTTCTAACTTAGCTTTACGCTTACCTTTAGCATGGGTACGCTCTTCAGACAATGCAATAGCCAATGCTTGTTTTTTAGGCTTTCCTGCGGCTACTTCAGTTTTGTAGTTCTTGCCGACTGATTGAGCCGAGCCTGATTTGTCCATTGGCATGATGCTTCCTTACTTGAGGTATTTAAGTTTGTAGATGGTAGAGTCAATGAGTTGTTGTATTTCGGCAACAATATTAACTAATTCTTGTTTTTGCGGCAAATCTGAATTAGCTTCATTTACAAAATTCTTCAATGATTCTAAGTACTTAAGTGCGTCTTTAGGTTGATGATAGACGCTTGGAAACTCTTTAATCTGCTCATAGCAGCCCATATAGGCTTCTACATAAGAATCTACTAGCTCAACTATCTCATCATAGTATTTGCCCAATGCTTTGTGTTGGGAATAGGAATTGGTAGACCAATGAAAGAAATGGGTGTTTGTTGCGCTATGCAATAAAGTAGCGGCAAACATAGCGACATTAGGGGTTTCATTCATATAGACTCCAATTCGTACAATTTTACTCTTTTTTTATTTTTCCGCCTACAATTTCAAGTAATTCTAGCTTTCCTGTTACAAAATTGTTTGCTTCTTCATTAGTTCTCATAACAAATACAGGGCCACCTTTCCAATCTTTAAGAAAATCAACTTGGTTTTTATTTAAACCTTTGCGCCCATATTCTGTTTTAGGGTTTTTTATTTCAATTAAATACCATGCTTCTAAATGCCAAGCCAAAATGTCTGGAAATCCTCTGCCTTGCGTAGACATATCTTTAACAACAACTCCACCAGCTTCTAAAATAGCTACTATTTCATTATGGTTTGCGTCTTTTTTGGCTTTTATACGCATAGGATAGGTGGCAAATTCAACATCTCTACATTCTAACGAACAATACTTGCGTTGTTTTTGATAGCTTTTAAATTTGTTATTGCATATTTTGCAAGTTTTAAAGCCAGCATTTGAATAATTAGGGTTTTGACTGCCTTTTAGTCTTGTTTTATATGCTTTTGACATACAATCATAGCTGCAATACTTTTGTCGTTTTTGATGCGCTGTAGCTTTTTTTTCGCAAGCACATTCAGCACATTTCCAAATGCCATAATCTTTTTGTTTGTTTGCTATGTTTGCTAATTCAAGATTTAACAATGCAGCTTTTAATTTATTGGGATTGGCTTTCCTGTTCATTCATATATTATAAATCAGACAAACCAAATGCGTAGCGCTTTAACAACATCCTTCTGATTTTTATCAACTTTTTTAATGTAGGACATAATTCTATGTTAGTGTTTAGCAACTTATAGTATAAGGGGTATTCAATGAGTAGTTATTACTTACCTGATGAAGAGTGGATTGCCCTTTGGAAAGAGTGTGGTTCTGCTGTTGTGATGTCCCAAAAAACAGGCATATCTCAGCGCTCAGTATATAACCGCAGACGCTCAATAGAAGCTAGACACAAGATTGAATTAACTGCAACTGATGACCAACGCTTTGACCCATTGAAAAAGGTAGCTCAAACTACAGGTCATACCCGTAGAGGCATGGAAATAGAAAAAGGTAATGTTATTGTCTTTAGTGATGCTCACTTTTGGCCTGACGATACCACCACAGCGTTTAAAGCCCTGTTAGAAATGATTAAAGAGCATAAGCCTACCGCCATAGTCTGTAATGGGGATGCGCTTGATGGGGCTAATTTAAGCCGCTTTCCACGCCAGGATTGGAATAAAGTCCCAACAGTTAAAGAAGAATTAGAAGCGTGTCAGTATTATTTGGGCGAAATTGAAGCCGTAGCCAAAGGTGCTAAGTTGTTTTGGCCTATGGGAAACCATGACCAAAGACTAGAAATGTCTATCATTGCCAACTTACCTACCTTTGAAGGTGTATTTGGTACTTCATTGCGTGATTACTTTCCTATGTGGCAACCTTGTTGGAGCTTTTGGCTTAATGAAGATGTATGTATTAAGCATCGTTGGAAGGGTGGTTGGACAGGTGGTCGTAACAATGCTGTCAATAGCGGTTGCTCTATGATTACAGGTCACACCCATGTACTTAGTGCTATACCTTTTAATGACTATAACGGCACACGCTGGGGCGTTCAAACAGGGACTTTAGCTGACCCAATGGGGCAACAGTTTAGTTACACAGAGGACACTCCAAAGGATTGGAATTCAGGGTTTGTAATGCTTTCATTTGAGCGCAGCAAAATGCTTCAACCTGAACTGATTAGAGTATGCGGAGAAGATGAGGTAGATTTTCGTGGAAAAATTCATAGAGTATGAAGCTAACTCCAGCTATTCTTAGCAATTTGTATAGTGCTATTTATTGTATGAAACCTTTTGACAGGTGGTCTATGCCATTGCCAGAGGAAATTGAGTTTCTTGTAGACAAAGACCCAAGTGTAATGGGTTCATATAGCTACGATACTGGCGAAGATATAGAACACACAATTATTATTTCGTCTGCTCGCTGTGGTCATTTGGACACGGTAATTCGGGTGCTTTGCCATGAGTGCATACATATGAGCCGTCATCGCACAAATAAATGGACGCACCATGATAAGGAGTTTCGTAAAAGAGCGCTCCGTATTTCGTCTGAATTGGGGTTTGACCCCTTGGAGCTTTAGGTTGAGAATCTTCCATGCAATTCCTTTCTTAATTGAATTGCCAATTCATTAGCTTCTTCGGCAGTTTTGCAATATCCACGCATAATGTTTTTGCCGTTTACTTTAAACCTACAAGCCCAAACTTGTTTATCTTTTCTAAAAATAACATTTTTGTAACCGCTTGTATTTCTATGATTTTTTAAAGTATTCCACATATTTTGTGCTGAGTTTGCTTCACGCAAATTTTTAATTTTATTGTTTTTTGTGTTGCGGTCTATATGGTCTATTTGGCGTGGAAAATAACCATGGTGCATAGCAAAAATTAACCTATGAACGCCATATAAACGCTTATTTATTCTTATTCTGTAATAACCATTTGCATCTAAACAACCAGCTTTATCGCCAATTTGAATACAGTTAGCTAATCTTACTTTCCAATATAATTCGCCATCTTTATAGTCAAATAGTGTGTGCAAATAGTCTTGAGTTAAAATTTGTGCAGTCATGTCAATCTTTCCATTGATTTGATTAGAAGCCCCTATTGGTTTGCAGACCTGTAGGGGTTTTGACCATTATAGCACTATTAAAACTGTAGGCTTATCCATACGGCTATTATAGGCAGTAATATAACTAGCACACCAAAAGCTAATAGGATGTCATTCACACCAGGCTCTCTTGGACTTTCTGTAGTAACGCTTCCTCGGTGGTATTCCATTTTCTTTCAAAACCTTTTCTACCCAAACCGTGAATTCCATTGTTTC